TAGATATGAGAGGTGGAAACTATGGTAATGGAAAACAAACATTAGACATTAGTTATGAAAGAGGTGTAAATGATAAAGGAACAAATAGTAGATACTACAATTTGGACTTATGGTTTAACAAGATGGTAGATGAGTTATAGTAAGGGGATATTTTGGTTAGATGATTGTAGAATACCTTTTGTTGATGAGAAAGACCCATCAGCAGAAAGATATAAAAGTTATAGAAATGTTGAAAACTTATATGGTGGGTATGGAGATACTCATTATGAATATAAAAAACAACAAGGTCGTTTCACCCCCAACTTATTAGTATGTGATGATATGTTGAATGATGGTAAAATATCTGTTAGTGAAGGTGGTAAAAATAAAATAAATGAGGCATCTTTTACTTATAAAAATTGGAATAAATATTACTCTATTGGTGATAAAGGAACAAATAGTCGCTACTACGACCTTGACCTATGGTTTGATAAAATGATTGAAGGGTTATGATTATAGATGTTGAAGGGTTCAGTCCTTATGATAAACAAAAGGAGTGGATAAATAAGATTGAAGACCCCGATGTTAAATACGCAACACTTATAGTTGGACGACAAGTGGGGAAGTCCTTATTAGCCACAAACTTATTATTGAAATGGTCGTTGGAGAATAATAAATCAACAACGATGTTTTGTGCTCCCATCTACTCACAAGTTAGAAAGGTATTTGATGATGTTTATAACGCAATTGCGGGGACACCGATATTAGTTTCTTCCAATCGTTCCAACTACGAAATGGAGTTAATCAACGGGTCAAAAGTATTATTTCGTTCAACAGAAAACCCCGATACGTTAAGGGGTTATACAAATGATTATTTAATTATAGATGAGGCAGCATTTGTTAAGGACAACGTATGGGTTGAAATCTTAAAACCAACAATATTGGTAAAAGGGAAAAAGGTATTGTTTTTATCAACACCAAAGAATAAGGGAAATTACTTATATAAGTTGGACTTATTGGGTAAAGACCCCGACAATAAAGAATATGTAAGCATTCAAGGTTCGTCCTACGACAACCCATTTATTGACCCCAAGGATTTAGATGAAGCAAAGAAGACCATGCCAGAGGACATCTTTAAGGCTGAGGTTATGGGGTTATGGGTCGATGGTGGTGGTTCAGTATTTAAGGATATTGACCGATATTGTGTATTAAACGAATGGAGACCTCCACAACAGAATAAGAAGTATTATGCGGGTATTGACGTTGGACGACAACAAGATTATTCGGTATTAACCATATTGGACGATGAAGGGAACGTTGTGTTTATTTATAGGGACAACAATAAGCCGTGGGACACCATATTAAATGAAATGTTAAATCACCTTCAACGTTATAAGGCAACAGCGATGATGGAGGTTAATGGTATTGGAGACCCCTTATATGATATGTTAAGCAAGAAGTATAAGAACATTCACCCCTTTATTACAACCAACCAGTCCAAACAACAGATTATAGAAGATTTGATTTATCAGTTAAACACGGGTGAGTTAAGATTACCCACAGAGAACTTATTTAGACCCTTATACAACGAGTTAAATACGTTCAGTTATAGTTATAGTCCAACCACAAGAAAAGTTCAATATAAAGCAATAGATGGAGCGCATGATGATACGATTATGTCCTTAGCCATATCACTTAATAGTTTAAGGGAGAAGAAAACGAAAGGGACATATCATATTTACTAAACATAGATGAAACAATAATCAATATTATATTTATTAGTATGGACGGAAAAATAGTTATTGAGTTAGACGGAAAGGACTACGAGGTTAAAGCCCCCACCTTAGATATGTGGGCGAGATTAAACTTATATAAAGATTTAGAGCAAGAAGAAGATTTTACTTTATCGCTTGTATCCATATCAACTGGTATTAAAGAAGACCAGTTAAGGTTGGTAAATTACTTTAAGGTTAAAAAAGCAGCAGATTTTTTAAGTCAGTATTTCATCAATTTAGGGAATAGGTTTTATCCCGAATTCGAGTTTAACGACATAACATATAAGTTCGTTGATGTTAATAATTTATCATTCGGTCATTTTATAGATATTGATACGTTTTTATCAAAAGATGAAAGTTATAAGAAGGTGAATATGAACGAGTTTATTGCGATGTTATATTTACCAGAAGGGGAAACATATAATATTAAGTCATTAGAGGAAAGGAAAAAGTTATTTAAGGATTTGGAGGTTAAATATCTTCAAGGCTCCCTTTTTTTTTTAACAACTTTAAGAAAACGCTTAAAAGAAACTACCCCCTTTTATTTGAGGACGTGGTGGAAGATGAAAAGGACATTAAAGAAGCTCCAAAAACATTTACGCAGCATTGGGGTTGGTATTCGACAATCGTTTATTTGGCTGGCGAGGACATTAAGAATATCGAAGAAGTAGTTAAGATGCCACTATATTACGTATTAAACTTTTTAACTTATATGAACGAATTAAATAAGGAACGAGATAAAGAATATCAAAAAATGTTAAAACAAAATGGCTCAGTATTATAATTTGAAATATATAATTGACGACTTAAAGTTGTTGGTTGAAAAACATAAGATGATTAACTCGTTTGGTGTTGGTGATTTGCGTGATTTAATTTATTTAACACAACAAAGGGACGGGGAGGACAACACAGAAAAGAACGAAGCCCCCTTATACCCCTTATTATACGTTATACCTCAACAGGCAACACGTGAGGATAGTTTAATTACGTATAACTTCAACATCATCGTATGTGATATAGACAACGTTAAGAATAAACAGATACAAGTTGATTTATGGAGTGATACGTTGGAATATGCTGAGGACGTATTGGCTCAGTTTAAGTATTCTGTTGAAACATCACAAGGGGACTATTACGATAAATATGATATTGTATTGCCCACCTCTATAACTCCGTTTAATGAAATGTATGAAGACAGATTATTTGGTTGGAACTTATCCCTTCAAGTTATAGTAGATAAACCTCTCAATCGCTGTATTGCCCCATATAAAGATTTTAAGAAATAATGGACGAGAATATTGATGGTATATTAGAGTTATATGGTGAGCTTTTTGTAGATAAGTTAAAGGCGGCATTAAGATTAAAATACCCTTATTCACCAGGTTATGATGGTGTAAGACAAACAACGGGTTCAGCGACAAAAAGGGCGGGAGTTCATTATGGTTATAATCAGTCTTTATATGATAGTATAACTTATAATTATCACCCTTCAACACAAGAAGTGGAGGTGTTGATGAACGAGTATTGGCAATGGGTTAATGATGGTAGAAGACCTGGTAGTTATGTGCCGATTAGACCATTAGAGTTATGGGCTCAAAAAAGATTAGGATTAGAGGGAAGGGAAGCCAAAAGTGCGGCATTTGGTATTAGTAAGAATATACAGAAGTTCGGTATTGCCCCGACATATTTTTACGATACGGCTATTGAAGCATTAGATAAACAAATAAATACAGAAATGTTTGATGAAGTTGGAACATCAGTTGAAGATTTTATAGAGCATTTGGTAGAGGATATTATACCATTTAACAACGAAATAATAATATGATTACAAATTATCAAAGACCTTTTCAACTCACGCCGAGTAATACAGACCATATTTATAGTTTTAGTAGTGATTTAACTGGTAATACTGATTTTAGATATGTTATTGATGTATATGTTGATACGACCACAAGTAATCCAACAAAAATAGCAAGACAAATAATAAGTCCAAATACTTATGGAAGGGGAATAATAAACGTTCAACGTATTATTGAAAATTATGTTGAAGGTAATGCAAGATGTGAAGACGCACAATATACTTCACAAAATACAAGTGATACGACCCCTTATGGTATATTATCTAATTTAAGTGGTATAACAACATCAAATGGTTATAATGGTAATGTTAATTACCCCGACAGATATGGTGTAAGGGATTATAGAATAATAGTTGGAGAGCAATATACGGATACTGACGGAACGACAACAACAATAATATCAACAGACGTTTCAACACCACCATCTGTATTTACATCGACTTTAAGTAATGTGCCGACATTATATTCTGCAACGACAAATACTATAAATTGGTATGGTGCGGGTGCAAATATACCCGATGGTTCGTTATTACAACCAGGGGTTATATATAAACATACCAACATTACTCAATCTATTATTTATGCTTCGGGTAATACGACAACACCAAATGGTGTCTATACCCCAACCGCTGCAATAAATGGTTCTTTATTTTTTTTAGATGAAAAATATAC